GCATCACTTTTAATAACGTGGCGTTGCCGTCTTGGAGCATTACAGTTAAACAATCCCCTTAACGATGGGTCTAAATTTCTCATTTTAATCATTTTCTCTAATCTCCCTTATAGTTAACCCCTTTCCCCTACCGAAGCAGGGGAAAGGATACTGTGTTAAAGGGTTAAATTGTTCTATTGTTTACCATGGCGCATTTGCCGGTTCGGTCAAGTCAGACAACTTGGTCAAGGATTGGCGCTCCTCAACGCCCAGGTTGGTATATGTTCGAAGATACATACTGGCCTGATCGTAATTCTCTCTCCAGTGCATCTTGTTCGCGTCAAACCCACCCCAACCTATCGGGGTCAACTCGTACTTTTTGATCGCACTTTTGGGCTCGAAGTACAGAGTATTCGGCTGAGTTACCGGGTCCACAAGAATCTCAACGGCGGCATTCTGGCTGAAAGCCAATGTCTCATACCCGCCTTTAAGTTCTTTGGGTGCAAACCGAATATCCGGGCTCAACAGAGCAAAATACTTCCGGCGCTGTCCGAGACCCATACGAATAAGGTTAACCTGGGAATGAGACCTTGCGGCGCTCATGTCCATGGCCGCAAGCATGAGATCAATGGTAAGCTCACGGTTTACGGAAGAGTTGTCCATGATATTGGCCTTAAACTCGGGATCGGTGGCAACGGTAATACCCTCAAATGAAGCCTGGTTTGTACCGTCATCATACTGAGCATCCAGGCCGCAAAGCTCTTTGGATGTGCCGGTAGTAAGATGAGCTGCCAGCCTCGCGCCGTATCTTACCAGAAAAGAACCGCTGTCAATGGTAGCGGAGGAATTGACATACCCAGTTCCCTGTGCGTCCGTAATGGGATGGTATGCCTTGTAAGCGTCCGCAGAGGCTTCAAATGTAACAACCTTCGTAATAGGATTGATGGAGCTAATCCGAACGGAAGAAGCGGTCGCATCAAGAACAGTGGTCTGATAAAAGTCGCAGATCATACCCTTTTTCATGTACCGGGTGCCTCGATCATTATCAAAAGCGACAGTCCATGTTGCGTCAGTGGCCGGAGTGGCAACTGCCGAGGTCGTACCCAGCAATCCCCAGCCGTCACTATGACATTGACGGTTAAGATCATTGACCAGGGATTTATAGGCGTTCATCGTGGCATCTGACTGAGCGTCCACAAATGCGTGAGCGTCACCCTTGCCCGCTTCGATAGCCAGTCCCGACATTCTGATTACGGCGTAGATCAACCGGGGCGTAATAGTCCCCTGTGTGCCGTCACCCGGCATCGGCTCAGGAAGATAAGCGTTTTCGGCTCGGCCACCGATACCCTCAACATCTCCCTGTCGGGTTGAAAAATAAAAGCCGGTACCGCCGGGCCGGATCTTGGCCTTGCGCTCGGACTTTTCAAACTGATTGTAGGTCATTGTGTGTCGCGCAAACAGGTCGGTAATCTTGTCACCGTAAGTCTGTTTGAATTGATACGCTAATGCTGTGGTGTCTAATGCTCCCATAATGTTTCTCCTTCCAGAAAAACTATTTAAGGACTTGTACCCCCTTCAAGAAGTTCAAAAAGCTCATTCTTGGCCGCGCTGAAAACCTGCTCAACACTCGCGTCTTTGGGGAGCTCCTTCTTTGTCGTCGAAGGGGATCCCTCGGGCGCGTCGGTTGAAGTGATCGGGATGATTTTTGACTTTCCAGCCGCATATTCATCGATAGCCGCCTGTCTAACCTTTTCAAGAAAGGTTGAAAATTTCGCTATGCCCTCGGTGGCCATAGCCTTGACCGCCTTTGGGTCGGAGATATCAACATTATTAAACGGATTGTTCACGCCTAAATAACGTTTTCCCATCTCGGCTGCATCTCCATCAAGCGATTTATCAACGACGCTCTCAATACGACTGTTGTAGTTTTCAATAGCCTGTTTCCCGGCCTCGATATTTGCTTTATCGGCCTGCTTATCGGACTGCTCACGCTTAAAGCCTTCAAGTTCCGATTTGTACTTCTCAGCCCTTTCATCCGGATCAAGGTCTTCATCCTCTTTCAGGCGTTCCTGTTCGGCCCAGTAGGCATTGTACTTCTTCAGGGTGTCTGCATCCTGGATTAACTGTTTTGCGTCCCTATCTCCGACGATTTCCTTGATGGTTAGGCCGGATTTCAACATGGTTTTGAGTTCTTCAACGTCCTCAATATCGTTATCGCTAAGGATTTCCTGTAGACTTTTCTCTGCCGCTCGGGCAGCTAACCACTTCGGGTCCTTGTCGTAGGGCGCTGGTTTCTCGTCGTCTCCAGCGGGTTCTCCTGTTGGCTCTCCTGCTGGTTTTTCAGAGGCAGCGGATTCCCCTGCTTTAATTGCCGCTTTTACAATACTGTCCGTTAAATCGACGGCTGGGGATTCCGTCTTAGGTTCTTGCCCCGTTCCTGGTTCGTCCTGGCTAATGCCCTGGGAAACATCAGCACTTTCTTCTTGCCCAGTGTTTTCGTTTGCCATGATCAATCTCCTTCCGTTATGTCAATTTAAGAGGTTTGGAAGCGCCAAACACCTGAAATTGCGGTATTTAATTAAAGATTACATTCTTTTTTTTATATTTACTTAGAGTATATTTAACAGTGCGAACGCTTACGTTAAACATATCCGCGATCTTTTGTTGGTTGTAAATTTTAAGGGCCGCGAAACAATAAAGAACAAATCTCTGGTTGTCAGATAATTTGCTTTGCGGGTGTTTTTCTCCTCGGAGCCCAACCTTCCCATACATTGGGTTTTTTTCTCCGGTGTTATCATTCAAGTCTGTGCGAAAAGCGTGTTGTATGTTTTCAGCACGTGTAGCCCACTCAAGATTGTTTATATTATTGTTTGTTTTAATCCCGTCCTTATGGTTGCCTTCTAAATCTTTAGATTGCCCCCCTATAAAAGCTTCAAGGACGATCCTGTGGATAAATAAATGCTTCCTGCCTTTATCGCCATACAAGCCAACAAAATTATAGCCATCCTTATCAACACAATTAGTAAGTATCTTATTGGTTCTCTTGTTTTTTATGCGACCCAAATTGGATACTTTGTAATTTCCAAACCCACTAACCTGTTTCCACGTTTCCGGTTGCATTAAGCACCTGCCTCCATTTCAATCTTGGCGTTGACCAGGCTAAGAATGTCCCGAAGCTTTTTCGGTTTCGGGTTTGGAAGCGCCTTAATAGCCATGGCCGTGATCTGAAAAGAGGCGCTTGTGTGAGAACTATTCTTGTTTGCCGATTCGCTCAACTGCGTAATCTCTGCCTGGCACGTAATGTCGACCGCGCCGCCGATCGAGAAATCATCAATATCTAAGCCAAGCTTGGTAAGCTCGGCTTTCTCCAAACGAATTTCAAGACCGTAAGGGTAGTCATCCTCTTCAATCGAGACGGGTGCATCAATCGTGCTATTTTCGGTCTTGCTCCTTTTTGTTCGTTTCATGCTTATGAGTTGTTTCATGGACAATTTCCTTTTTATTTATTCCGCCGGCATACCCGCAACCGGTTCAGGAGAAGGCGCCCCGGGTTGACCGCCTGGCTTTCCAGGAGGACCGCCGCCGCCATTCAACTGCGCCTCCATCATTTGCTGTTCTTTTTGCGCCTGGATCTCGTAATGGTGCATATCGTTGTGGTTGATTAATATGGTTTGATTAATTGGGTCCCATTCTTTAAACTCAGGACTCAGGATGGTTTTTGTGTGGCTTTCATAGTGAATGGCGTGGTTATCATATTTGTAATACGGGTCGTGACTGATAACCTCGACTTGCTGGGTCTTTTCGTTCAATTTGGCAAAGAAGATTCCGTCGAGAACCGCCTCGGGTTTATCAGGATGATCAAGATCGACGATGATATTTTTCTTGGTAGCCAAAGCCACAATACTATTTTCACGTCCCGCCCGGTCCTCGTGTTGACTGTTTTCCATGGGTATCCATGACATGCCGAAACGTTTTAATAGCTCGTATTGCATCTTGGGCTGTTCGGCAATTGGCCCGAAAAAACCCTGCTCAATCAACTTCATCATAAATTGATTCTGGCCGGCGCGTGTAGATGAGGCTCCACTGTCTAACTCCATTCGAACATCGGTGTTATCGTAAAGGTCCGCACCCTTAAAAGCTTTGATTAATATATTATTGCCTTCGCCTGCCATCTTCAGGAGTCTTGTTTCGGTGGTTATATCCCGGGTAATGATTAATTGTTTCTTTTTCACCCGGTTCCATGATCTGTAAAACCTGTCGACGTCCGGCGTGTGACTCTTCTCCGCCGATTCCGTGAGAATGTCCACCATAATTCCGGACGCACTTCCCGACGGCGCTTTCCCTCCTAAAATATTCTTGGGATCCCCCGCCGCGTCCTGGATGTTTTCTATATTGAGCTTTCGCTCAACAAGGACCTGTTCCGGAAAAGGTGTTCCCTTGTGGACTTCCGGTTTTTGTCCTCCGGATAATAAAGCGTCATATTTGAGTTCTAAAAAGGATGTCCCTGCCTGTGAAATGCGCTTTACAGTGAGTTCGTTTGGCGTAAGCACGTAGGGCCTACCCAGGTCCTGCCGGTTGGCTGACAAGTCCTTATCAATCTCATTGATGTTTTTTTGCGGACTTATCAGATCATCAACGCTGGACGTTGCCCAGAAACTTCCCGGAGTATGATTGTATGAAAAATCCGTGACCGTATAAAACCACTGCCCGTCCTTATTGGTCTTGATAGGCATTTCGGTCTTATTCTCTAAAACCTGGCCATCAGAAACCGACGCATAGCGCCCCTTGGGATATTTCTTGGTGGGTCG